CAATAGATGCCATAAGGTCCATACATACGTAGTTGGTCCTAATCCTCCAGCTATATGGTGGTCTATATAATCTACATATATATTCTAGTTGACTAAGATATATATCAGATATATAATACATATATGAGATCTATTTATCAGAAATTAGTAGCAAGTGCTTTAATTATTATGATGGCATATATAGCATTTGCCTACATCTTAGCATAAATTTAAAATAGCCTTTAAAAGCCTTCTAAGGCCTATATCCCAATTTTCTGGGTATATAGCTAGGGGTAAGTATGGGTTCTCTACTTTCGACGCACTGAAATTTTTGCAATTGCACTTATTGAGAGGATTTAGTATCCTATAACTATGGAAGATCAATACATGACAAAAATTATGCAGGGCCCGTTTTTATGGGAATATCTAAATAAGACTCCTTATACTATTAGACAAAGAATGGCTGAGTATTTTTTAGCAGACGAACCCTTGGTAGTAGATGTGGGTACCTATAAAGTTCCACTTAAAGTTAATGGAGAACTAATATCTATAGATCCCCTTAATACATTTGAAGGCGGATATAATAAAGATGTTAAGATATTTTTGGAACAAGTTAACCCAATTAATTTTTCATTATCATGTCTAGGTCTAGCAATACAAGGACCAGAAGAACAATGGGACGCATTTTTAGAGTTATTTAAAAGATCTAAAATAGCAGTTATAGAGTATTCTAGAGATGCTCATAATCATTCTGCTTTTGATAAGATAGAAGAGTTGTGTAAAATAAAAGACGTTTATTTCAAAGCTTACATGGATATGCCAGATATAGAATCTGAAGGCATTCCCCCATACCCTAAAAGAAAATTTTTAGTTTTTAAATAGTTTACCCCAGAAAAATATTTTTTTAAGAAAGGCTTCAAATTTATTTTGCATTCTAAGCTCATTACTTTCATTCCTATAATGCTCTGATTGAAAATAAGGACTAAACATTTGCTTAGAAAAGTGTCTTGGACTCATGACTCTATTATACCCTCATTTGGTTTAAAAGGTTCATTATAGCTGTAGTCTTTATTGGTTTGATCTTTATCGTATTTTAAATCATGTAAGTTTTCTAAGTTAGTCCAGAAATCCTCTTTTTTATCAGAATTTTTTTCTCTATATCTACCCTTTACTAAATGATCATCGCACACAGTAACAGTTTTAAATTCAGGAAGATTTATATCCCTAGACTCTCCTGGATTTAAAGGTTCCCACGGAGCACCAATTATTATCCAGCGAACGGCATTTTTTTCACAAAAATGACATTTAATGCTATTTAACTCATTTAAAGTTATAGACCAAGCCTTGCTAGATTCATTTTTTAACATTGGCTCATTTATATAATAAGAAGATTTTGATCTATCAGATTTATTTAAATGATGAAATGGTGCATTTTCATGAGTTAATGAATAGGTATAATCAAATACTCCTGGGCCATCAAATGGAATTGCTGGGGCACAAAGATGATCTATCAATAGTTCGGCGTCAACTAAAGGTTCAGTCAAAAACAAATCAAACCTAATTTCAGCAGGATAAACGCTATCTAATATTTTCATAACAAAATATCCGTTTGTCATATATTGAGTAGCAATAAAACCTTCATTTCCAGGCTCTTCTATTTTAACAATATAGGGAAGTCCAATTTGTTTGCCTAAATAATTCAAATGCATTTTGCCTCTACCGTAATCACATAAGTGATTATCTGAGTACGTAAAAAGGCCACACAGCATGTTGTTTAGCCATTGAATATCTTTAATTGGATTTATTGTGTATCCATGCAAATTAAATCTACTGCAATATTTTAAATTTTTATCCATTAGTATATTCTAGCAGAAAACCCAATCAGAGGCGGATCCGATTGGGTTTTGCTACTTATTGTAGCTACGTAAGGAGCCTAAGCTCGACTTACAAAATAAGTATATAATTATTATTTTTCTAAGTCAATAATATTATTTTTTTTATTTAACATTTTTTCATTTATTATTTTTGTTTTTTCTTCTATCATTTCAGCAAACTGAGGGTTAGCTCTTAATGGAGAATTCCATTCATTTAATTGGTCTTCTGTAGGATTTTCATATTTTCCTATTTGTTCATACCATTCAGGAGTTTTATAATTATAAAATGTGCCTGGGTTATCTTCTGCTAATAATGCAAAACAGGAAAATGCAAATCTAACTCCAGATTCAGTTTCTCTTGTTCCATGATCATATGGAGAACATGCCCCATGCAAAACTATATCTCCTGGTTCAGGCTGGACTTCAAAACAAGGCTCTTCTAATCTTTCTTTGCTAATCTCTAAACCTTCTTTTACACTACCGTCTGGATTTATATTCGGATAAAATAATTTTCCACCAGTAAATTCTCCAAAATATGCAATCATTCCATATTCTAATTCACAACAAGTGGTCCATTGATCAATTTCTAATAACATGTGGCAGTTGCCTTTTCCTGGGCTATCCGAATGAACAAACATTCCTTCATCTCCAGGCATTGCCATCATAAAGTTTGTAACTGGGTGTATAACAATTTCTGGATGAATTAATTCTGACATAAATTTCCAAAGCGGGAAGCTGCTTGGAAAAGAATGAGTCATTTTATCTTGATACCAGTCTCTAACACTCCAGTCATTGTCATTTGATCCTCTAACAAAAGTATTTAAATCTTTAGTAATTGTTTCTGACATTTCTTTAGGAATAATATTTTTAAATATATAAATTCTGTCAGCTAATTTTATACATTGTGGATGATCATAAAACATAATATTTCCTCTTTTCTAAAAGTCATATATTACATTATATCACTTAATAATTATAAATTAATAATTGATTTTTCTACTAATCTATCATACATACTTAAGGATATTGCTTCAAAAGAAGGTTTCCCTTGTTCTATGTGCTGCTCAGATTCCTCATCAGAAATTCCAGCATTAGAATATATCAATCTCATATCTTCAATAAAGCCATCAACCATTATTTTTACTACTTCTTCTTTATTCATTTGAGTCTCCACCTTCTGTTGTAAATGCAGGGGCTGGGCCTAATAAAAATCCCTTTTCATGATACTCTATCAATTTAGCCACTTCATCCCCATCATCCTTTGATGAGTATTTTGCCAATAACGTTAAAACATCATATATTCTATGTAGCATTATATAATTTACCATAGGCAAATTATCTTCAAGATTTTTGGCTTGCTTGTTATCGTCAGACATTTTTACCAACTCTTTCTTTCATGTCGCTATACAATTTTTCTCCAATAAATTTTTTATAGGAGCATGATAAACAATATAAGTATATATTGTCTTCCAAATCTAAATTAGATTGAAGAAGGCCTTGGTCCATTGGGCACTCAAGCCTAGGCACAAGACCATCTTCTGATAAAGCTATATATTGAGATACATATTGTATCCGTCGCAAAATTGCTCCTTAAGCTTTAGGGAATTGATTAATCAACTCCTTGGCCTTTCCTATTGAGTTAGGCCATGATGACCAATCTTTTCCGCCCTTGGTCATATAATACGTTATCTCTGCGTTTGTTACTGGGTCAAATAATTCCTTATTTGAAACTAAATTAAATTTTTCTAATCTATCTATGCCTAGTTCCCCAAGCATATTAATTTGAAAAATCCCGTAAGATTTATCGCCAGTTGATTTGTTGTCGTTTAGAGCAAGCGGTCTCCCGTTAGACTCTACCCTAGCAACAGCCCAAGCTGTTTTTAAAGCAATTCCTTCAAATCCTACAGCCCATAATAAATCTTTTAAATCTTCGGCTGCAAGCATTTCAGAATGCTTATAAGTTTCATTGCTGAACTTATTTATTATTTCTCTCTTTAGTTGTTTTTCGGTTTTTTGTACCTTCTCAGGCGCAGTTGTTAAAGCTTGACTGATTGTAGGACCAGGCTGGACTGTAAATAAAAATAATGTTATCATTATAATAACAGTCCAATTATGAACTACATCGCTCAAACTTTGTTTGATTCTCTCCATTGGCATTCCTCCTTTAGAGATAACGAACTATAATAGTAGCATTGATTACTTAAGCGTGTCAACCCAGTTGACCAGAAAGAATTTATGAATATTTCATTTTCTACGCCTATTGTTAACCTGAGAACTAATAATGGATACGGATATGCAAGTAAAAATATAATAAAATCTTTAAATAACTTAGGACACTTTACTCCATTTCAAGATCCAAAATCTAAATTACAATTAAATTTTTCACAACCATCACATTTTAAATTACATAAAAATCAATATCAAATTAGTTATACACCATGGGAATCTACTGTAATTCCAAAAGATTGGAAATATTATATGGATGCATGCGACGAAGTTTGGGTAACTTCAGATTGGTGTGCAAATGTATTTGAAGATAATGGTTTTAAGGTTTCTAATGTATACCCACACGGCATTGATCCTATGTGGATACCAAATAGAAGAAAAGAAGAGGGTGTAATTAAATTTTTGCATATAGGAGAACCAGCACCAAGAAAAGCTGGACAAATGGTACTAGATGCATTCGGCAGCTTGTTTGGAAATAAAGAAGGATATTCATTAACCATTAAAGCAGATCAAATAAATACAACTAGAGTATATAACAATTATCTAGATAAAAATATTTTAGGTGTTCCAGATAAATATTACAACAATGTGTCTGTAATTACAGATGTTTTAAATGACGAAGAACTTGTAAACCTGTATCAGTCTCATGATGTTTTAGTATATCCAAGCTATGGAGAAGGATTTGGATTTATTCCACTGCAAGCACTAGCAACTGGCATGCCAACAATTTGTACAAGCGGCTGGGCGCATTACGAAAAATATTTAGGTCCATTAAAATTAAAATCAGAACTAATAGATTCACCTTGGCCATTCCCACACGAAGGAAAAGTTTTTGAGCCAAACTATCAACACCTACTTGAACTTATGAGAGACGTTTCAATAAACTTTAATGCATATTCAGGATATTATTTTGCTCAGTCAACTAAAATACATAAAGATTATAATTGGAAACAGTTGACTAAGAATTCATTTGATAAAATTTTAAAAAAACTTAATTAAAACCTAGACCAATAAAATAAAGTTTGGTACACTTAGACTTCAATCAAATTTTAAAACTGCGTTGGCGGAGAAAAGGTCGTATATAAATGTCATTTACAATTGAAAACCCATATGAAAATTTTATTGCATTATCTAGATATGCAAAGTGGGTTCCAGAAGAAAACCGCAGAGAAAATTGGCAAGAAACTGTAGATAGATATTTTTCTTTTATGCTAGATCATTTATTTAAAGAATACTCATACGAACCTTCAGCAAAATTAATATCAGAATTAAAACAAGCAGTTTTAGACAGAAACGTTATGCCATCAATGAGAGCAGTAATGACTTCTGGTCCAGCATTAGAAAGAGATCATGTTGCTGGATACAATTGTTCATTTGTTCCAGTTGACTCACCACGTTCATTTGATGAAACAATGTACATTCTTATGTGTGGCACTGGCGTAGGGTTTTCTGTTGAGTATAAATATATTAATAAACTTCCTGCCGTCCCAGAATCTTTGGAAAAATCAACTACAGTAATTACAGTAGAAGATTCAAAACAAGGTTGGGCAAAAGCATATCGTGAACTATTAGCATTGCTTTGGTCTGGACAGATTCCAGCAGTTGATGTAACTAAACTTAGACCCGCAGGCGCAAGACTTAAAACTATGGGCGGAAGATCTTCAGGACCACAGCCATTGGTCAATCTTTTTGATTTTACAATTAAGATATTTAAAAATGCAGTTGGAAGAAACTTAAAGCCAATTGAGTGTCATGACCTTATGTGTAAAATTGGAGAAGTTGTTGTAGTTGGTGGCGTTCGTAGATCTGCAATGATATCTCTTTCTAATATTAATGATATTGAAATGGCAGCAGCCAAGTCAGGTAATTGGTGGGAGAATAGTCCACAAAGAGCATTGTCAAATAACTCAGTTGCTTATTCTAGAAAACCAGAAATGGCACAATTTATAGCAGAATGGAAAAATCTTTATGACTCAAAATCTGGAGAACGTGGAATTTATAATGTTGCCGCTGCACAAGCACAAGCAGCTAGATATGGAAGGCGGGATCCTGAAATACACTATGGGACAAACCCTTGCTCAGAAATTATTTTGCGTCCTTATCAGTTTTGTAACCTTTCAGAAGTCGTATTACGTGAAAAGGATACAGTTGATGATGTTAAGAATAAAGTAAGACTTGCCACTATTTTAGGAACGTGGCAATCTACATTAACAGACTTTAAATATTTGCGTAAAATTTGGAAAGATAATACAGAAGAAGAAAGACTGCTTGGCGTATCTTTAACAGGACAATTTGGACATAAATTCTTTTCTGGACAAGAAGGTTTAGACAAACTAGAGCAAACTCTTGTATCTCTTCGTGAATCAGCAAGAAAGGTAAATGCTGAAGAGGCTAAAAAAATTGGAATTCAAGAGTCAGCAGCAATTACTTGCGTTAAGCCATCAGGTACAGTCTCGCAGCTAGTCGGCGTTTCTTCTGGAATGCATCCGTGGCACTCTAAATATTATATTAGAACAGTTCGTGGATCAAAGACAGACCCAATCTCTGTTTTCTTAAAAGAAGTGGGCATA